CTCTGCTTGCATTATTTTTCTCCCGCTCTTTTTTGAATTCGTGGTGATTTGATTCCCAGTTCCGAAAAGCTGCCTTCCAAGAGTCCATTGGAACGCCCCCAACAACCCAACCCTTCGACTGGTTGTAGTTAAAAAACTTATTTGGCGAACACTCAGCATTAATTTCAAGCTTGTAAGCCTCAATTTGCCCAAGCGTTGGAGCTTTGGATTTATGTATATTATTATTAACTTGTGTATTAATACCCTCGCCCTTTACCGAAGGGGGGTCATCGGTAAACTGACCAGGGGTATTCGGTAAACTGACCACCTTATTCAGCACTTTAATCGTGCGCTTTATGACCTGTTTTCCCTTGTACTCATGGAAACATTTGATATAGCCTTTTTTTTCTAAATCAGATATAACATCTGACACTCGACTTTTTGATAGCCCCAAAAACGCAGCAAAATGTGCGTTACTCGCAAAGCATTTATCATGCGAATCGAGCGAACCTATTTCAACGAGCAACAACTTTTGCGTCCAATTGAGCTTAGAATCTAGCCAAATCTCTCTGGAAATCCAAACGCCCTTAAAAGCATCAGCCGATTCGCTATTCACAGTTGGATTCAAAAAAACATGCATAGGTCAGGCGACCATCAGCAAGCTTTATGATCAGTGGAATGTCGTGGAGTTTGGGCGCCCGTTCACCTAGCCTGTATGCCTGCGCGCTGCGCTGAGATATACTGAGGGCTTCACTCGCTTGACGGTCGCCAAGCTTAGAAAGATACTGCTGGAATCTGCTTTTAGATAGTTTCATATCCAGAATGATTACACATAAAGTGGTTATACGCTAGTATATATTTATACTTTTTCACATTAAGTGGTTAAATATTTATCTTATCCTTACCGCAATATTTAGTTCTATATTGTTGTAACACCCACTCTTTGTGGTAAGATTGCCAAATGTCGAACTTCAACCACATCAGACTTAAAAGTCTCCGCGAAAGCCAAGGGCTAACTTTAGCTGGCCTTTCAAAGGAAACTGGTGATTTGCTTTCGACGTCAAGAATTGCGAATTACGAATCAGGGATTCGGGAGCTAAAAGTCCCCCAGGCAATTATTCTAGCTAAAGCTCTTAAAACAGATGCAGCTTTTTTGCTTGGTTTGTCCAACGTAGATGCGGAAATTTGGATCGAAGAGGCCGAAATGTCTGCCAGCAAGAAAGAGCTTTACGTATTAATGCAACAAGTTGCCAGGATGCAGGACACTGATGTCACTCAAGCTACCGCAATCCTTAAAGCGCTGATCAAGCACTCTTAACCTTCACTTAAATTTAAAAACTTATTCTCAGCCGACATTCTCGCTACGATATTGTGAAAAGCCTCGCTCGGGTTAGATTGTTCGTTTGCGGGTAATTGCTGCCTCCTTAACTTCATCTGCTCAATTTTAATTTGTCTAAAAAATTTTAGTCCAACTTGAACTTCATGAGGCTTTAATTTTTTAAGCGTCACAAACAGCATGATGTCTTTCTGATTCACTAGCCACCCACCTCCATTTATTTTTACACAAACCGTGCGTTCTTTTGCGCTATTTTTGTCGTTCTTGTTTTACTTTTTGTCGCCGGGAAGTAACTAAAACATTAGTTTGATCATCTTTCAATGCATCTTTGCATGTTTATTTTAATTTATTGGTTGCTTTCGTCACAAACTGTGGTTAATATTCGTTATCAACAACCACATAATGTAAATTCAACCACAGAAAGAGGTAAGGGAAATGTCAGCAACCAACGCACTGAGATGTGAAGACCCCAACAGAACCGGAAGCCCTGACGATTTTGATGAAATTAATGACTCAACCCCAGAGCTTTCGGACTTGCTTGAAGTCTTAGATGACGATGTCATTTTTAGTGAAGCATTTTCAATTGATGCTATCCAGTCGCCCCATCTTTATGCCAACGGCAACTTTCAGCGGTGCGCGAATTCAATGGCGGTGGGGTACTTCAAAACTGACGTGATCGACGCAATCGCACAGCAGGATTTTGATGCGCTCGGTCGGCTTGTTTCGAAGCTTGCCATTGACTATGCCGAGCGAATTTACGACATCCGTCACGGATAAGGAGTGAATATGAATCTTAAAAATGAGAACAAAATCCAAGACAAATTTGATAATCATAAACTCGATTTTGCCGAAGTGTTTTTGTTTGGAATGTTTTTTGGCGCAGTTGCAATGCTAGTTTTGCAAAACATGATTTTGGGGCTTTGAACATGACAAGTGTCGAAAAACGCATAAACACTGTTTTAGGCCACGACTTAGTTTTAGATTTTTACGAATCAATTGAAAAGTGTCGAGGCCAGCTAGATTGTATCAACGGCCATCCCGCAAAAAGCAATCAAACACAAGCTTATTACGATGGCTACGGTGAGCGCTTTGATATTGAACAAAACGCAACACATTGGAGCGAACCATGAATTCATCAGAAAAGATTAACGACCTGGCTACAGCACTATGTAAAGCCCAAGCGGCTATGGGCGGCGCCGTAAAAGACTCAGCCAACCCATTTTTTAAGTCTTCTTATGCTGACCTGACAAGCGTGATAAAGGCCATTAAACAGCCCTTTGCTGATAACAATTTATCCTATACCCAATTTCCCATTAGCGATGAAAACGGAATTGGCGTAGTCACCCGGTTGATGCACAACAGTGGGCAGTATATTGAGATGGGTTACACTCTACCCATAGTCAAACGCGATCCCCAAGCTGCAGGGTCGGCACTCACATATGCTAGACGTTATGCCTTGCAATCAATGGCTGGTATCCCTACCGCAGACGATGATGCAGAATCTGCTGTCATTCGGGGTGATGACAAAAAAGTCATTGACGATGCCCAACTGTCGGCGCTGACCGACCTGCTCGACAGCACCAACGCAGATGTAAAAGCTTTCTGTAAACACTTCAAGATTACGTCAACGAAAGACCTTCTGGCTCTGCAGTTTGATCGCGCAATCGCCGCACTACAAGCGAAGGCATCGAAGTGATCATTTTAGACGATGAGGGGGGTTCTCCTGGATGGCTGAAAAGTCGTTTAGGCAGGCCATCGGCAAGCATGTTCAGCAAGCTCGTAACCAGCACTGGGAAGCCGTCTGCAAGCGCAGAAAAATATATTAATGACTTAGTTGCAGAAAGATTAACGGGCCGTTCAGAGCCGTTCTTTGTGTCTGATCACATGCAAAATGGCACTGACAGGGAACCGTTTGCCCGAAAAGCTTATGAGTACATCACGGATAATGAAGTGCGCCAAGTAGGGTTTTGCCTCGACGATTCTGAGGAATTTGGTTGCAGCCCAGATGGACTAATCCTTGCTGACAACTTGCGGTCGGGACTTGAAATAAAATGCCCGGCACCGGGAACGCATGTCGAATATATGCGCGATCCTCAAAAAGGCGTGACAAAATATTTTCAGCAAATCCAGGGTTGTATGTGGATCACAGATCGCCCTACTTGGGATTTCTTTTCTTGGCATCCTCAGCTGCCGCACGTTCTTGTCACAGTCCCGCGAGATGACAAATTCATTGAGAAATTATCACAACAGGTTCACCTAGCCGTGAACACAATTAACGAAACCGTCGAAAAACATACCGGAGAAACAATATGATAGTAGCAGTGAATTTTAGAGTAGATTTAAATAAGCTTGATCAGGCAAGACTCTACGAAGGGAAAAATGGTAGCCGAACAGTCGATCTCACATGCTTTATTTCGCCAGAAGAACCCGATCAGTACGGGCAGCATGGCGGCATTCAACAAAGTACAACCAGTGAGGAACGTCTTGCAGGCATGAAAATGCCGTATGTCGGAAACGTCAAAGCCTTCTGGAGCGAGGGAGTAACGATTGTAAAAGAGGCACAGCCTGCATCTTTTACCACTCAGCAGACCGTTGCGCCAAAAACGAACTTTCAAGCGCCTGCAGCCGAGCCTGATTTTATAGATGATGTCCCGTTCTAATGGATACTAAAACGCGGTGGTGGGACTGGCATAAGGCAAATCCTCAAGTTTATGAGTTGTTTGAAAGCTTCACGAAAACAGCCATTGACGCCGGGTTGCCCCATTCATCAGCCTGGCTTATTGTTAATCGGATAAGGTGGGAAACGGCAATAGAGACAAAAGGTGATACCTTTAAAATCAGCAATGATTACATCGCTTATTACGCAAGGTTATTTATGAAATGGAACCCAGAGCATAACGGGTTTTTTAGGACTAAAAAATTAAAGGATGAAGGATAATGAACGACCAATTTGTGACGTTTGACGCGCTAAAGCATTTAACGGGGTACAAGCGCGATTCTGATGTGTCAAAGTGCCTAAAAAAACAAGGGATAGTCTGCTTTGCCGGGCGTAAAGGCCCGTGGACCACTATAGGCTTAATTGAGGCGGCACAAGGGCCGGAGAGAGAAGTTAATGCTGATTGATAAGACCAAATATTGTACGGATCACGGGGTTAAAGCTCACAAAGTCAGTAATTGGATGCAACGGCATTGGACAAAAGGATTGCATTATTTTGTAATAGGCCGTACAACAATGATTGATACTGAGGAGGTTGAACGATGGATACGCCAAAATACCCCAGAGGAATTTACAAACATGGCGACAATTTGCGAATTAGAATCTGGAACAAAGGAAAAATTGCCTACCAAGAGACGATTTCGTGCGACCCATTCTCAAAAAGTGACATTCGGAGGGTGGCAAAACTCCGCGCAGAGTTAAGCGTAAAAATAGGGCTTGGTTTATCGTTTATCGAAGAATCTGCCCCTAGTGAGTTGCAGGCTTTTTCAGCCATGGCGCAAGAATATATTGAGACACACACTGGCAAGTATTCAACCGTTTTAGGATATATAGGAATCCTTAACAAGTATTGGATTCCGCTTTTTGGCAAACACCCTTGCGTTGCCATTACAAAGCGAGAAATTAAACTGGCGTTAGCATCAATGGATGTTAAAAGCAAAACGCGAGATAACATCTTAGGCGTACTTAGAGGCGTATTAGATTACGCAGAAGTTCCTTTAAATCCTGCTGCACTTATCAAAGTAAAAAAACAACAATCTAAAGCTATTGAGCGATACACTCCAGAGGAGCGCGACAAAATATTAAATTGTTTTGTAGGGGACGTTTATGTGTATTTTGCTTTACTTTTTGGCTGTGGGTTGCGCCCAGGTGAAATAACAGGTTTGCTCAGAAATGATTTTGACGGAACTGATTGGCACGTTCATCGCCAAATTGTTCGCGGAAAAGTTGTAGAATCGACCAAAACTGCACATAGACGAAAAGTGTATGTCCCTGATTGGGTCAAAACCGCACTTAAAACTATTCCCCCAAGAATTGATAGTCCCTATTTTTTCGTTAATGACAACGGTGGATTTTTTAAAGATCAGAGGCATTTTAACAGGGCCTGGCTTAAAGCACATACGCGAAAGCAGATACATTATCGAAAACCATATTCCGCTAGACACACAAGAGCCGCTGAACTGTTGAGCATGGGTCTTTTAGCTCCAGATGCGGCAGTGCAACTAGGTCATTCTACTGCGGTATTTCTAAACACTTACTCTGAGTTTATTAATGAGTATGCAGCCAACCAAGACCCAAGAAGATTTGAGCCATTGCCAAGCACTGCCCATAAGCGTTAATTAAAGTTCTTGGGCAGTTTTTTGGGCAGTGAATATGCGGTTAATGACTCTCAGTGAGTGTTGAGAAAAACAAGAAGTGAGGTTCTATGCACCTTTCAACCGTCATTGGGAATCAGTGAGAGTCAATGTCGCGGGTTCAATCCCCGTCGTCCACCCCATTATTTCCCTATATAAATCAATGACTTACGGTTATTTTACTGAGAAAGATTGCTCTTTGGGCAGTTTTTGGGCAGTTTTGTTTTTTAGAAGAGCCTCAATAACACCATAAAACGGGTGTAGTCTTGCGGCTGTCTACATGCACAAATGTCTTCGCAACACCCACCGACATGCCCATAGAAAGAGCTTGTTTTACTATCGTTCTGCGCTCTACACCATTCTGTACTTTGATGTCTGCAGCTAGTCCCTGGCAATGGGTTCCAGTGCCGGGCTTTTCTTTGTTGATTTCAGCCGAATGCGTGGCCGATCTATACCCAGATGTGACCGTAAAACCAAATCCACAGCGGTCGCGTAGCTCGTCCAAAATCGCTAAAAACTCCTCGGACATTTCATTCTCGCCCGTTTCTTGGCAGTCAAATTCTGACCGTGAAAAATACCTCATTCAATTACTCCAAATAGTTTAAATACAAGCCAGAGGCACAAAGGTAAAATCACAAGTCCACCTGTTCCCCACAAAAGCGCAGCCCAAAATAAGGCAATATTCTCGGCTCGTTTCTTTTTGCGTAGATGTTCTGCACGTTCTCGATTCCTTTTGCACTCGCTTTGGAATTTAAGCCAGTCCGAATGCATGTCTGCCCGTCCCGCATAGATCATATATTCCTTCAACCAGGCTTCCTGCTCTTTTATCTTCTCAAGCTGCATGAAGCACTGCAGTTCTGTTTTGCCACCACCTTTGTTCGCTTTTTTGGCTATCAGGGACTTATTATCAAAGAATTTGGTAGCCTGGTCCGCTACATCATAAAGCTCCTTTCCGTTGCTTAGAGCGCCCTTAATGACCTGAAAAGCTGCATTGGCAGCAGCTATCTCGGCAAGCATTACCTTTCCCTCTGGACGCCTTTAACCTTCTCGGCGGTCCTCATGGCCCCAAGACCTAACATGCCCATGAGTACACTTGTGAGAAGTGAACTGTCAACAGGTGGCACAACAACCCAGATGCCAATAATTGGCGCTAAAATCGTGGAATACAGTAAAGCAAATCCGCAAATCCAGCCGATTGCTGGCCTCCACCCGGCAACAAATAGGGATTTATGCGCCGCCTCTGTTGCATTGACCGTCAACTGCCCTTTAGCAAGCTCTAAAGCATGTTTGTCGGCCATTGTTGCTAATTCAAAGGCTAGGGCATTCTTTTGATCTTTGTCCTCAATAAACTTGTCCAGAAGGCCCGTTACAGGCCCAATCAATGCAGATAGCATGGTTATGTCCTTTTGATTACTTTCGCTCTAGCATCATCTTTATTAGCTGAGATAGGCGCTCATCAGAGGCTTGTGCAAGCTCTTCTTGACGCGACAATGAGTCAGCAATGTTCTTAATAGCCTGGGCGTTTAACGCGGTGCTAGTGGCGTTAGCATTTGATCTTTCGTATGTTCCCGCAATAATCTCGCTTATTCGCTCAATCTCTTTATCCGTAGCTTGTGCCTGGGCCTGCATAGCCCCATATCCGACACTAAACGACACTAACGCCGCAACGATTGGCAACGACCAACCGGGTAACGTAATACTTGATGTCATTTAATAAGTTCCTTTCCATACCCTAAATGCATCAAATTCACCTGATAGCATTTTCTTGCGAATTAGGTCTTTTTTAGCCTCGGTATCACTCCAAGACAAGCCAGCTTCTTTCATCCACTGAACGACGAGATGAATAGGTATTCTGCCGACTAAACGATTCTCGCCAGTTTGCCCTAGCCCCTGATCTCTAATTTGTTTGGCTTCTTCAATATATACGTCATTGTCAAATGTCTTCTGAATTTCAATCCCTTTCTCGGTAGGAATAATCTTTTCTTTGATCAACATCACTTTTCTCCAGACGATAAAAAGCCCCCCCTTTCGGGGAGGCTAATTTACAGCGTAGTTACGTTATTTTAAGAAACAGCTAGGTCAGCAATAAGACCGCTGGCAGCTTCATTCTTACATACGAGCGTAAGCTCCGTGACCACTTGACGAGTAGAGTTATCGCCATTTTTGGCAAGTTCTACGTTCTTCGTAGGACGCAATACTGCTACGTTCCACATGTCATTCTGAGCAATCAGAATGTCTCGACCGCGTATCAGGCGGCTTGGTTGAAATTCAACCGTTCCCCACATCTGTTATACAAAGGCTCTTTATCCCTTGCTCTCCGAATTTCCTCGGAGTATCGGACTATATCTTCACCCTCTAAGGGTGTCGCGCACTCGTGGGCCTTTACCGTCCCAAAGGGACTCCATGACCTAGTCTCTGAACCTTTACTACATTGCTGTAGCACTTGGCTGCTGATTGGCTTATCTTTACGACTTAGCTTTCCAGACAATTCACGCGATTATCTCTTGCCACTTACGCAGCAGAGGCCCAAAGGAATTTAGGCGTTACATACACATCTAGCGACTTAACTACTTTTGCATCACCAGCTTGAACAGTTGACCGCTGGTTGTTGTTACCAGTAAAGCCTAGCGCAATGTTCATTTGATAAGGAGACAGATAAACAGTATCTGGTTGCCCACCAGCAGTCCAAATGCTCTGCATAGTTGCATCAAAGATAGCCTGCGTAAGATCACGAGGAGTACCGTCATCTGTACGAGCGCCGCCAGTACCATTTGGAGCCGCACCAGAATTACCAGACGCAAAGCTGTCATTAGTAGTTAACCAAATTGGCGCACCACCTAGCTCACGAGCAGCGCTTGCACTACCTGCGACTACAGCGTTATTGGCGAATAGTGCCAACTCTATATCAAGTTTTTGTTCTTTTGCTACTTTTACGCATTTGTTATACAAGGGAGTTTAACCCTTGATCTCTCGGTTTCCTGAGAGTATCGGACTATATCTTCACCCCTGATTTAATCAGTAGGGTGCAGCGCGCTCGTGGGATTTTACTGACCGTTCTGGCCTCCATATCCTAGTCTCTGAACCTTCCTAATATTCCTATTAGGCTTGGCTGCTGATCGGCTTGCCACCGTAGTGGGTTAGCGTTCCAGACAGTTCACGCTGTTGCTATAACAGATTACGCTGCTACGAGGCCATAATTAACCTGATATGCCATCTCGCTATTCTTACCTGCTTTTGACAAGCCTGCATCAGTATCAGGAACGACTACTGCGTTCTTGAAAATCTGAGTTCGGTTACCTAGCCGGGTAGTAGCTGAACGAGCTTCTGCACTCGTTGCATCCCCTTCGATGTGAGCATTCGCGGCAGCGGATCGCAATGAGTCAGTTTGATACTCATGCAAAGTTGCAGTTGCTTTTGTTTTTTTACAAGCAGAAAAAAACGGGGTGTCTTCTGGACTCACCGATTCTATAATTCCACTTAGGTCTTCTTTTATCGAATTTGATCCATCGTAGGAGTCAAACGTATTTGATGGTTGTGCCATGATAATTTCCTCAAGAAATGTTAACTGCCCAAGATTAACGCGACTGCGTCATCAATTGAGCCACTGGTTTTAAGTCGGTTCTGTTTATTACGAATTTCTTTAGCGCCTAACTTAACTTTCTTTGATCCTGCTTTTAACGGCTGCGTTCTCTTTTTGTGAGTTGCTTTTTCAACTGCCTTGCTTTTGCCTGCCACAATTTCACGATACTTTCTCGCGTCTTCCAAAACTCTTATTGCCCTATGGTCCACAATCGTCGATATCTCATCCGGGGAGTACCCATATTCATTACCAACCGCAAGCATCTGCTCTTTCATCACTTTGCCCTTATCAGGATCACGAAGATCAGGCATGATTTCGAGGAGCTTAGACATCTCTTGGTTACGATGTGCTTCTAGAGCTAAATTCTGGGCATGTGCCTGGTCATTAGCGACTTGTTGATACTGCTGCATTTCACCTTGATAGGTCTGCATATCATGCTCAAATCTTGCGTTTGCTTCGACGTATCCGATTGGATCGGTGTCTAGCATCGCTAAGTCTGGCTTAATAGGCTGACGAGCTGCGCCTCCATTTTGCAGTTTCGCAAAAAGGTCTGTCACTTGCTGACGAGATTCAAGTAATGCGTTGTAAACGTCTTCAGTTTGCTTTCGCGCTTGAGCGTTTTCCTGCATTCCTTTTTTAATGAACTGTTGACCTGAAAACCCTTGCTTGAGTTCTTCGAGAGTTACAGCCTTTTCCTCACCATCAATTTTGACAGTGTAAGACTGGCTCTCCTGAACGGCATCGTCTTCGTCCTCACCTTCATCTTCATCCTCATCTTGTTCATCTTCATCTTCATCTTCATCCTGCGACTCAGGCTCCGGGCTTTCGCTATCGTCTTCGGTATACTCTACCTCTTCCTCAAGTTCAGCTTGTTCGGGTTGCTCTAAAAGCAGTTCTGCGGCACTTTCGATGCTGCCGTCCATCATAGGTTCAGTCGTTTCCACGTTGCTGTTTTCCTTTTTGTTTATCGTTAACCGCATCGTTCAGCAAAGCTGCGTTGATTTTGGTTTCGATGGTGGTAAGCGCATCAATTAAGTTTCGCGCTTGGTTGATCGCCTCATCGTCACGAGACTGGTTTAAAAAGACGCCAATGGCATCATTTCTAACATCTTCAAAAAGCTCCTTAAAGACATCGTCTTTTGCAAGACGGTCATATCTTTGCGCCTTTTCTTTTATATTCAAAACCTACCACCAGTGACTGCTTGGGCAGGTGAATCTTGTGGGTATCTAGGGATCGCCTGGGCCTGTTTAACGCCCTGAACGTCAACAGAGGTTTGGTACTTACCGTATATCTCAGCGGCCTTTACAAGTAAATCCTGATCCATTTGATCGCGCACCCGGTCATCCTGGGCAATCGCCTTTTGAGCATCAATTTGTAATCGAGCCATATCACTTTGTGACTTAGCTTGTGCCTTCATTTGCTCGGCTTGGAGGTAAGCGGCTGCTTGATCCATTGGAGGTTCTTGCGTCTGGGCCTGTTGCTGCATTTGCAATTCTTGCTCGGCAGACATTGGCTTAAAGTATCTGTCTATATTTCTTAATCCACCCATTGCCAGCATATCCGCTAGGGTGTTTCGGATTTCAGTCATACCAACCAAGCCATTTGCTACTCCGTAACTACTGAATATCTGGACCTGCATTTCAAGCGCCTTGGTCAGTGCGGCTAGTCGCTCACCTTCTTTGCCCGTACCCAAGCCTACGTTGACAGTAACGTCCATTTCCTTATTCCATGACCGAGGATCAACAGGCATAAAATCATTACCTGCAATCGCCATCATTTCTTTCTTGTCACAGTTCTCTATAGTCAGCTTTAACATAAGCTTGAAAAGCTGGGTTACGCCGCCCTCTGCCAGGTTCCTTGCCATTACCTCGATTTGCGTTGCAGCGCCCTGAATGGTTGCGTTAACCGCTGTGGCTGTTGTCCCGGTTAAGGCGTTAGGGTCTAGTCCTGAACTAGCTGCAGATACGCCTGTTTTTTGGTCTATCTGGTCATCAAAATACGCAACCGCTGCGAGGGTCTGACCTGCAACAAATGGAACTGTTAACTGGTTAATTGCGCCCTGCTGTTTGGTCCTGACTACCCCGCCGATTTCGTTATTTAGGAAGTCATCAATATTGACCTGACCCTCAACAATCTCAGTTCGCGGGTTATTTGTTAACGCGACATTATCCAAAACACCGCGCAACATTGCTGTCGCTGCGTCCTGCTCTGCAAACAGAATATCTGCAAGAGAATTACCTACCCAGGTGTGCGGCTCCGGGTCGTGCTGGAACATTGCAAATGGAAGATCACCCCACGGCTCGTAATCAAGTAGCTCATCACTACCCCCGCCAAGGAGAATCTTATGCATTGTTGGGTCGCCCGTACCGTCTACGTCAATTTTCATGTAGACCTCAGACACAACCACCTTTCTCATACTTGGATCGAGCATCTGCTCTTCGTTTTCAAAAGAAAAGTTCTGGCGCTCAAATCGTTCTTCATCAGCAAAGTTATCGGTATCAGACGAGGTTAATTCAGAGACTGT